AATAGCCATGATACAAAATTAATAATAGATAACTTTACATTATTAGAACTTATTTATATTGAAAGAGCATTAAAGAAATTGGATTCTATGTCAGAAGAAGAAATTCAAGAATTAAATATAGAATAATTTCACATAGGTACATCTCATATGTACCCAAATGAAAACGTTAATCAAAAACACCATGTACCTAAACCAATCAATAACAATCAAACAAAAAATTATAGAGCTTGTATGAAGCGTAAGCGAAATACAAGCGTAATATTCTTCTCTTGATAATATGAGTCTATATAGATATTGACCTACACAAATCCACACCTGACATGTACCCAAATGAAGAAATTTTTTACTTTTGGGTACGTCATACATGTACCCAAATGAATTTTTGACAATTTCATAAATGTAAAAATTCACGACTTTTAGAAGTCAAGATGGAGAATATACTATTGTACCACTTACAATACTCTCATCTCACAAATTGTAACTGTAAATTATATTTTAGAAGAAAGGAAAGAAAATGGAACAAAAAGAATTAAAAATCGATCCTGAATTAAGGGATTTATTACCACCACTTACTGATGATGAGTACAAACAGCTCGAAAAAAATATTGTAGAAAATGGATTTGATAAAAATTTTCCTATTATGGAATGGCATGGATTCATTGTGGATGGACACAATCGCTATTCTATCTGTAAAAAACACAATATTGAGTACGTTGTTGGTACTCTTGGGTATGAGACGAAGGATGAAGTTATGGAATGGATGTTGGATATCCAACTTGGCAGACGCAACTTATCTCCTATTCAAAGAATTGCTGTGGCTGAAAAGTATCGACCTATTTATGAAAAGCAAGCAAAAGAAAGACAGGCTACTTCAACTGGTGGAGCTAATCCACAGCTTACACCAAATCTGGTGGAAGCTGACAAAACTAATAATCGTTCAGAAAATGAAACCAATTCAAAGTTGGCTAAAATTGCAAATGTTGGAAAAGAAACTTATAGACAAGCAAAACGTGTTCTTGATTCAAATAATGAAGAACTTAAGAATCGTGTTTTATCAGGTAAAACTTCTATTAGTGCTGGCTATAAAGAATTACAGAATGAGAAGAAAAAAGAACAAATATCTGATAATAAAGATAGAGAATATAATACTGAACCACCAACCACACCCTCTCCTACTATTCAACCTTCTCAATCGTCTCAAAAAAATCAAGTTAGTGAAGAGGTAAGGCAAATATGCGAAGACCTTAAAACTGAAAAGTCAAAAGAATATCTTGATTCTATTTGGAATTACAAGATTGACATAATTGAATGTATGAATACTGGATTTGAAAGATTTTATGATGGATTTGTTAGTATTCTTAATGATATGGAAAATCGTGTAACTAAATCAGAATTAGATGAATGCATTACCAATGCGGAGAATAATATAGCAAAACTATTAACCGCTATTGAATTAGCAAAAAAAATAACATTAAAAACGGAGGATTAGATAATGAAATTAAAAGACTTAGTAAAAGGAACAAAAGTAACAGATAATAAGATTGCACATAAGGAAGTACCAATTGATAAATTGGATGCAATGCTTAACTATCAGAGAGATATTGATATGAAACGTGTAGAAAAACTTAGTAGTGATGAATATTTTGATGAAAACGAAGTAGATGAAGTAAAAGTTAGCGTTAGAGAAGATGGTTCTATGAAAGTATGTGATGGTCAGCATACTATTGCAATTTTAAAGATGAGAGGATGGACGACTGTACCGTGTGAACTTCGTTATGGTTTAACTATTGAGGAAGAGAATGATTGGTTTACCATAACTAATACAAAAGAAAAGCCACAGAATAGAAAACGCACACTTACATCTCAGATTAATGGTACATATGAAAAAAATAAGATTGAACAGGATTTTAATAATTGCATAAAAGCACTTGGCTTTAAGTTAGATATTTTTGGAGAAGAACCAGGAAATGATTATAAAATTAAGTGTCCTGCAAAACTATTAGATATGTATAAGGAATATTCGTCAAGAAATGACGTAGATGGCTTTATTGAATGTATGGATTTAGTCAAGGGCTGTTGGAATGGAAATTCAAAATCATTGCAGTGGAATTATATTAGGGGAATGTTTGACTTTTATGAAACATATAAAGGTATTTTTGACAATAAGAGACTTATTACTTCTGTCGGGAAAAAATCCCCATCTATCATTAAAGAAATTGCAGATAATGATAAATATACAAAGAAACCATCTTTAAAATATGCAAAGATTTATGTAAATGAATACAATTCTGGTTTAAATAAGAACAAAAGATTAAAAATGTCCTTATTAGAAGATTAACATAGTGAGGTGATACGTCTTGCCAAACTATGTAAAAATTCCACGAGAAATCATCTATGATAAAGATCTCTCATCTAAGCGTGTAATAATCTTCTCATATCTTTGCACAAGACGTTCACTTGATGACACGGTGGCATTTTCTACAACAGAACTTTGTCACTGGTCTAAACTGAAACCTAATTACAGAGATGGGAAAATAAATCAAAAATATTATGAAGTTCTATTACTTCTCTCTCATTATGGATATTTTGAATCATGTCCTGATTTTGAGAAGTGTCTAAAAGAAAACACCAATTCGGTGAAATATCAGCAAGTACAACTAAATATTGAAAAATTCGATGTGCCTGATAATTTTGGAATCATTTATTTTGATGAATTGGATAAAATATTGAATTTTAAGGAAGAGTTAAAAGGTAAAAATATAGACCTTGCGAGAATGTCATCTGCTTATATCTTACTCTTACTCTCCTATATTCGTGTCAATTTGAATCGTATAGAAGATAAACCCCTCTGTTGCTATCGGTATTTCAAAACGATTTCAGAAGATATTGGACTTTCTGAGAGATATATAGGACGCATAGTTAGTATTTTGGAAGAATTAAAAATTATAAAATGTCAACCTATGAAGAGAGAAAAATATATTAAAGATGGGAAAGAAAAATATTTAACTACTCCAAAGGTATTTGTTGATTATAGACATTTTATAAATGATGAGCATGGTCAAAGAATTGATAATAAATATGATCCATGTGAGGAAATCAAAAAACAAATAGAGATTTTGGAGAACAATAAGTTAAGAACATAAAGAGATACTGCCACTTACGACAATATCTCTTTACCATAAATTTGCGCAATGAGCGTTACACTAAACGCTCTAATTTGCAGTGAGGCTTCTAATTCACTGGTAAATTATTGTTAAAAAGTTACTATAAGAAATGAATACAATAGTAATTCACGTACCTACTATATCCTATTTCTTATATGATATGCCATTTTTCGTGATGGCGACACGTTCTTTTCCTGAAGTTACAAGTAGCTTCAATTCTTTATACTGTGTAAAACACTTGACACAATATTTAACAAGATTCAAAACTGCGATTATAACAGCTGGTGTAAGAATAATGATTAGCAATATCTACAATCCTCCTTTCATAATAAGACACTATTAAAATAGGAAAGATTATAGATTTCACTATTTTTAATGTGCATAATCACACCTCCGTACCTGATATAAGAATCAGTCGTGACTTTAGTTAATGAGTTACAAGTGTATATACACATCTTAATGATTATACCATATCAGTGAATTAGAACAAACCCTTTTGCAATAAGGGAATATATAAAAGTAACACATAAACCATATCACACACACTATAAAGGAGCGATGAATGATATGAATAAAAAATTTTATTTAACAAGGAGAACAAATATTTATGACGAAGGAAACAGAAAGACATGTAGCAAGAAGAACAATGGAACTTAAGAGAAAGAATAAGCTTGTATGCTATCCCAAGTTATCTGAAGCGGATTTTGGTGGTTGCGACTTAAATATTGCCAGTCGTATAGCTGCAGATTTTAAGTTTGACGAGACAAAAAAGAGAGAATGTACAACTAGAGATTATAACAAAAAGCTTAGAGCTTGTGAAGAAAGACAGAATTTAAAGGAGGAAGCAGTACATGCTTAGATACGAAATTATTGCTAATGTTGGTATTAGCGTAGACTTACATAATAATTACACAGTGGTTGCTTTAGCAAAATGGAATAAAGAGAAAGAATCTTATTTAGCCACTTTCTACATTAAACAGACAGATATTGACCATTTAGATCTTATGGATGATCAGATTGAAATAGAGTTTTCTTCTGAGATAAAAACAATCAAAAATGATTTAGTGAAGTATATTGAAATGCTTATAGAAAGAGAAATTGTTCAGAGATATGTAGACAGATATAAGTATGAACTTGATTGTATTGATAGAGGAACTGCTATGTTTGAGTTAGAAAGAAATGTTAAGTAAATCAGATTATAGATATTTTAAAAAAGCTAAAATGGCTGCTACCATCTCAGACTATAAAAAAACACATATAGGGTGTATAGCCGTTTACCAAGGAAATGTAATAGGAATTGGTTGTAATACAATTAAAACGCATCCTATTCAAAAATATTATAACAGATATAGAAATTCATGGAATAAGAATGGTATTAAACCGACTTTACATGCTGAAATCAATTGTCTTAATTCTATCCGTCATCTGGATATAAATTTCCAAAAAGTAAAATTATATATTTTTAGAACGAGGCTAGACAGAGAATTCGGTATGTGTCGTCCATGTTCAAGTTGTATGGCAGCAATTAAAGATTTAGGGATAAAACATATTTACTATACAAGCAACGATGGATATTCCTATGAGTGTATAAATTAAAAAGAGAGGTTATATGTATGTGTAACATTTGTGGTAATAATCCTTGTCTTACAAGATGTCCAAACTTTCATCAGAAATATAATTACTTATGCTGCTATTGTGGTGGGGGTATTTTAAGTGGACAAGATTATCTGAGAAATTCAGAAGGACAATATATACATAGAGACTGTATTCCATGTACTGATTATCTTATAGATTGGTTGGGATATCGTGTCGAAACAATGGACGAGGAGGATTATAAAGATGAAAATTATTGATAGACTGGGAATATTTTTTGATATTGATTACAGTTCAAATAAGGAATATTGGATTCCAATTAATGAGATTAAAATTAGAGAAGAATTTCTTGCTACTCCACCCAATTACAGAAAATTCAGGAAGAAAGAAAATACATTCATCAAGTATGGTGAACTGGGGAAGATTATAATTGACAGAAATTATGAATTGATAGACGGATATTGTTCGTATCTTATTTGCAAGAAATATGACATAGGTAAAGCTCCTGTGTGGTTTGAATAATTGTAAATAGAAATTTCATTTGGAGAATATATAAGTGGAGGTAAATTTATATGAATAATAATTTTGACAATGTTGAAGAAATGAAAGAATTGATCATAGATGAACTTTCGGAATGTGAATTTGACAGCAATTTCAGATGTGAAGAATGTTCTGAATTGGAGCAATGTTATTGCAAAGCATCTACAAAATCATCTCATGAATTCGCAGAGAGCTTAGATTATGGTGGATATGATTCTGAAAATGAATTTTGGGAAAATTTAGATTAAGGTGGTGAATCATTATAAAAAAGGTACAATATACATTAGTTAAAATCCCAATAAGAGAACTTATTGATGGAGATTTTAACATTCAGATTAATAGAGACACAGAAATCAAAAAAGAATATCTGATCAAACAAGGCGACTCTCCTTTATTTGATCAGATTCAGAGACTTCGTGGCGAATCATCATCTCATATAAATGAACTTATGTTAGTTGTAGCAAAGAAAAATCCAAAACAGGAAGAATCTCTTAGAAAAATTCTAAATGATGGATTCACATATAATGGAATCCACTATTCTCGTTTTGGTAAATCAGCTTCACAAGGTAAAGATGGAATAACTGCATTTGTATGTGATGAAATTTTTGATGAGTTATATTTGATTACTCAGATGGATATTAAAATTGATGAATGTGTTATTTCTAAATATGAAGCTCAGAGATGTTTACCATTCAGTTCATGTACTCTTATTAAAGATTATATGCCTAATATTGTGATTATCGGTGAGTATGAAAAAATATTGAAAAATCAGCTTATCAAATATGTAGTTGAAAGAGAAAAAGAATTTGTTGATGAAACCACTGGAAAGAAAAAGAAATATAAGACTAGAGAAATTGAAGAAGGATTAAAAGATATTGGATTATCACCTTTTGACGGATGTGGTTGTCATGAAGAAAACTTTATGAATACTGTGAGTGAACAGCTTGGATTAGACTATAAAGTTATTGGAACACAGGTGCGTTTGCCATTTATTAAAGGCTATTCTGTGTATGTACCATTTAAACAAATTCTCAAAGAATGGGGTTATACTACTATCACTGATATCTATGGTCATGTTCATAATGTTGATGATATAGATTGTATTTGGAATATTTCGATGTTTAAAGGACACAAGATTTTTAAGTCAACTTATGGTGAAAATGCATGGATTGAATATATGAATACTGTCAGAAAGTATGAATTTAAACTTGGAATCAGTAAATACAGTCATCATATTAAGCATTTAAATAAATATACACGAATGAATTTTCAGTATTTACAATGTCTGGATCTTTGGAATAATAAATATGTGAAATGTTATACAGATAAAACAAAAAAGGACTACAACATATTAGATTCTAAGAATGATGGAAAAATCATTAAGCTTGCAAAATATACCACTAATATGTATGAAAAAATTATTAAAGGTGATAAATTTTATACATATAAATTCATGGGAATTACCGACACAGAAGATTATGAGCCAGAAAGTAAATATCTTGAAGCTGCATTAGTAAATGATGTTATGCTGAAAGATCCTGCCGTTAAGCAATTTATTTATAGAAAACTAAAAAAGTCTATTGATGAAGCAAAAGTTGGCAAGATTTACTGCTCGGGTTTTTATCATACAGGTGTCGGTGATATGATTGGCTATCTTCAGTATGCCGTTGGTGAAGAACCAGTTGGCTGTCTTGGAGAAAGAGAATTATATACAGCTAATTTTGAACCAGGATATTGTTGTTCATTCCGTTCTCCGCTTGTTGATCCGTCAGAGGTAAATAAGATTAAGATTGTACGAAATGATATTCTTACAAAATGGTTTGATTATTTTAAAGACCAAGATGTAGTAATGTTTAATATGTATGATGTATCAGCTCCACAACAAGGCGGTGCAGATTTTGATGGGGACATTTTCTATTTAAGTAACGATCCTATTATTATTGATTCAAAAATAGACAAGCACATCATACTTGATATTGAAGATAAAGTAACTGCTCAGTCAAAACCATATACAAAAGAGAATCTTATTGAGTATGAAGTAATGACAAGAGATAATCGTATTGGTGAAATTACTAATGTTGCTACAAGTATAGAAAATAAATATACGACCAATCCAGATATTCAAAAATTGTATTCCGACTACTCTTCTCTTCTAAGAATTTTTCAGGGCAAAGAAATCGACTTCCTTAAAACGGGATTTAGATGGCATATGAATTCAGGTCTTAGAAAGCATCTCAAACAACTTCCATATTTCTTACTTCATAATTATCCAAAGAAAATGAAATCCTATATGAATATAATCAAGAAAAATAAAGATGTGTCTGATGAAGACAAAGAATATCTTAATGCATATCACTCTCCCTCTCCTATGAATGAGTTATGTGATTATATTGAAACTTGGGAAAAGAAAAATATCTTATGGGATAATAAAATTGATTTGGTTGATACTAGGTGCTTAATCATTAATAATGATTTGGATTTATCTGATAAAAAAGTTTTAAAGAAGTGCAGGAAGTTTATAAATATGTATGCTGTTGATATTAAGCAACATCTGAATCTGCATAGAGACAAGTCGGACGATGAAGACCATAAATTTAATATGGATGAAGTTGTAAACGAATATAAAGAAGAACTCCTAAATGAGATTAAATTGCCTGAAAATATTATAGCAAATTATATAATCAAAGCATCCTACTCTTCTGTTTCTATTAGCAAATCTCTTGCATGGTCAGCTTATGGTGATTATATCATTGAAAATCTCAAGAATAACACGAATCCAAAAAGAAATATATCAATAAGAGAAGTCCCTTATAAGACGGACAATTCATATGAATATTTGGGAAAATACTATGAATTTGAGGTAGGTGATACATATTTACGACTGTAATGAAACATTTCTATATGAAATTATAGAAGATTACAAAGAAGCAGAGAATAATGAGGCAAAGAACGAGATATTCAGCTCGTTCTGCTCCTCAATATGGGCTTCTGATAATAAAAGACGTACATATATTAAAACAATTCATTTTAAAGTCAGAAAGGATTTACTTGATACAGAACTTGGACGAGTATTTGATACATGGTCAGGAATTGAATACAGATATTACAAGTCAATGACTAAAGATGAAAATTGGTGCGCTATTATCAGGCAGAAAATTAATAATATTTATACAAGATATTTTGATAAAGAAGTAATTCTCAATAAGGAGTACATGGATTTATTAAAGAAACCAAAGTTAATGTACTTTGATTGGTTATCTGGAACAGAAATGGATGCAAATATCGTTACAGATATAATTGATGATGCAATTGATAAATCAGAAAAACTTAAACAACGTTTTCAAATGGAGAAAATGACTTTATCTTGGAATGAGTATAAAAAAGTTGTTGAAGGATTTCTGAGAAGATGCTTTGATAATTGTAAACTAATTGAGGAATACGAAGATAAGACTCAAATTATAAATAATTATGATTTTATCACTGAGGATAATTTTTATGTGAAATATATTAATAGATCACTTGATGGAGAAATGAGAAAATATCAAAAACAGTATTATGGAATCAGGGATCATAAAAAATATTCTCGTTGTAAACGATGTGGTGGAATTATCGAGAAAACAGGAAATAAACGATTGTATTGTTGTGATTGTGCGACTTTAAATGAACGTGAAAGAAAGCGAAAAATTGCTCATAAATATAGAGTAGCGAAATAGAAAATCCGAGTTTTCCTTGTAAAATAAGGCTTTATAACTGTTTTCAGCTTCGTATATATCACATATGGAAAACAATGAAATCAGCTTTTCTTGGCTGATAAAACAGAGAATATATAATTGTCGAAAGACATTATAATATTTCGTCTAACACATGGATATATTTTAGTTGCTGTGAAGCCATGTGAAAAACTTGTGTATGTGTGTAAGAAATCAAGTGAGTTCAGCAAGCAAAAACTTGTACCATACATATTCTGTGGAAGTAATTTGAAGGCTATTATCATTATGATACGTGAGTCAAAGGCGTTTTCAAGCAGAACAATTCTAAAGATTATTTCTAAGATTGGTACATATTCATATTGTACTCCTCTTCTTATATATGTCGGTGGCTGTACTACAATTCTTGTGGTATGGTCACTGATAATTCTTAATCTCCTATAGCTCAATTGGTAGAGCATCTGACTGTTAATCAGAGTGTCACAAGTTCGAGTCTTGTTGGGAGAGTTATCCTACTTCTTGTAGGGCGGTCGGTTTCGGATCGTGAGTTATTATAACTCAAAATAAACTTAGTAATAAGGATAAAGCAGGAATGTCTTTAATTTGCATAAGACGCTGCGACTATACTTTTGTATAGTTTGACGGAAAACACAGATAATCTATACCAAGTCTAAGGTCAGAGGGCAACTGCTAATGACTATTTATGAATCTTTGTAGATTTGATAGCTCTGATGGGTTTGATAATTCTTAGATGAGTTGATTTGGTAGGCGTAATGAGAAATGCGCTGTATTAACATGGAAACATGGGGATGATTACTGTCTTATTGGTGCGATTTCCGCAAGAAAAAGTGCTGATACTGATTGTTGCAGCGTTTCTTAATGCGAAAGCAAGGAATAAAACAACGAAGCAAGTCGATAGCAAGACGAACAGAATGGTGATGATTGGGCTGTACTCAAAAGGTACGGATGGTCAAATGTACACCTCATCGTTCATATTATGCAAATATTAATTACAACATACTTTTGAAAAGAATAAATCAAATATAATGCATATTTATATTAAAGGTAAATTGATTAAAGAAGAAGCAAAAGTGTGTATGACCACAAAGAGACAAACAACTTATTCATCTGTAATATGGTGACATATAGCACTCGCAAGGTACTATATGAGAAAATACGAGTAGACGCAACCGTAAGAGATTTGCACTCTCTGAACCTCGCAAGGGACGATGTATCGAAAGGAAATCTATAATGCTTTGTGGTAAGAGTTTGCCAATTTTCGCAAAATTGGTGTTGTTGTTACCTACAGTCTAATCGACTGTGTGATAAATTGTGTCCAACCACAATAGATGGTAACGTGTTAGGTCAATATCTCAGCCTAAAGAAATAAAGTCTCATGTGAAAGCATGGGATTTTTTATTTTGAGTGTGTAGCTCAGTTTGGCAGAGCACTCGACTTTTAATCGAGTTGTCGATGGGTTCAAATCCCTCCACACTCACTCTCTTCTGCTATTCAGCAGAAAATAAATCAAAGGATGTGAAAATTATTAAACAGATTTCTAAAAGTGAAATTGAAAAATTATTATCCGAAGGTGTAATTAGAAACACAAAACGAGGATATGTAGACCGAAATGGTGAACATATTGGATATTACAAGACTTGTGGTGGAAAGCGTTACATTGAAGATAAATATGTTAAGTAGGTTCTGCCTATGAAAAATCGAATTGAATATAAAGGTTTTTACATTGACAAGACTGAAAATGGCTATCGTATCTGTAGACAAGAAGATACAGAAAAGCATACCCATCTCTCGAATCTTAATCCATCATATAGGCTCATAGATAATGTATTATCAAATAAAATTCCTACTCATTGTGGATGTTATTATTTGGAGTCACATATTCGTTTAAGTTATGATGAAGATTATATCAGAAAGATTCGTGAGTATATCAAAGTAAAACAGAATAAAACGAAACAAATGTATTTTAATCCTGGCAGAAAGCGTTCTGGTGGGAATTTTTAATTTTATGGAGGATTTAAAGGATTATGGCAAATTTTGTTTTTAAGGAAACCAAACAGACTTCTATGAAGATTGCAGGTATTATTGATACAGATAATATGACTGTTGAAGTAGATGGGGAAGAAAAGAAACTTGCTACTCTTCTATCAGTATTTAACGGTGGCAGTGTTGAAATAAATGTGAAGGTAAAAGAGGAAAGTGAACTCGATGAACCTACTGAATCTAATGAAGAATAGAGAGTAGGTGATTATTATATCTGATTTTACAAAATTGGAAAACGAAAATTATCATACATATATATGGCGATTAAATCAGTTGATAAATTCTGGAAAATATCATAATTGGAGAGAGATAACACCAATGGTTAATAAAGAATTATTTGGTGATGATGAATCTCAATATAGAGATGAATCTGCTTACAGAAAAGCCTGTAAATATGCAAAAGATTTTAAGGAAGCTGGTGTATTTAATTCTGATAATGAGTATTTAAAGGAATTGCAGATTCAAAAACGTGAATTGGAAAAAGAACGAAAGAAGCTTCATAGTGAAAAGCTTGAATATAATAAGTGGCTTAGAGAAGACGCAAGAGATGAATTAATTGCAGAGAAAATTTGTGAAGCAATTACTTCTCTTGATAAATATTCTTCTCCTGTGCGCATATCTCCATCATCTAACAAAAAATCATGGATATTGGCAATTTCAGATTGTCATTATGGTTGTGAATATGAAATTAAAGATTTTTATGGTGGTATTATAAACGCTTACTCTCCCGAAATCTTTGAGGAAAGAATGACTATTTTATTTAATAAAGTTGTAGATAAAATTGAGGATCTTGGCATAAAAGAGCTTTCTATCATTGAACTTGGAGATGGTATTGATGGTGTTCTTAGAATGTCTCAGTTAATGCGCCTTAGATATGGAGTTATTGAATCAAGTATTCGTTATGCTGATTATTTAGCGAATTGGTTGAATGAATTGAGTAAATATGTCTCGATTAAGTTTCAAATGGTTTATGACTCAAACCATAATCAACTTAGACTTTTAGATGGAAAGAAAAATACCTTTCCAGATGAAAATGTAAGTAAAATTATGATGGCTCTTATTAAAGAGCGATTAAAAGATAATGAAAATATTGTTATCTTAGAAAATCCAACAGGTATGACATATTCAATAATGTCTACATACTGTGTTGTTGGATTTCATGGTGAAAAGAAAAATCTTAAAAATAATCTTTTAGAAATGTCTCGTACTTATGGAGTTCATATAGATTACACAATTTCTGGACATATTCATCATGATAGTATGGCTGAAATCGGATTGGATTCTGCTGTATTATCTGTCGGTTCAGTAATTGGTATAGATCCATATAGTATGACATTAAATGCAGCTTCCAATGCCTCATGTTCTATGTTTGAGTTTATACAAGGAGAAGGAAGAACTGCTGAATATGTTTTTAAATTGAATTAAGTGTAGAAATACTAATTTCAAGACCAAGTACGAGTGACTTGGCTTTTATATTATGCATAAGTAACTATGAAAATTGGGCTAATTTTCTACTTTTAATTAGTCCGATTGTATAGAAATTGTGATGTTACTGTCACAATTGTAAGTTATGAGGGAGTGTACTCAAATGAGACGCTACCCTCTTTTATATTACAAAATAAAATTAAGGAAAATAAAGGAGAAAATTAAAAATGGTAAAGAACGAATTAGTAAGTGCAATCGCAGAAAGAATTGAAGGAGCTAAGAAAGGTGATATTGCTCTTATACTTGATACATACGCAGAGGTTATTACAGATACATTAAAGGCTGATGCTACAGAATCTGTTCCTGTAGGTAAACTTGGTAAGTTTAAGGTTAAGGATGTACCTAAGAGAACAGGCAAGATTATGTTAGGTGACAGAAAAGGTGAGGAATATATAACTCCTGCCCATCAGGAAATCACATTTAAGATGAATAAGTCAGCAAAGCAGCTTTAATTCTGAAGGGACGTGATTACTATAAATACAATAATTATAAATGATATACATGAATTAGCTGATTTGGCTAATTCAATGTATCATAATGTAGTTTCTTATGATAATTTAAACAGTATAGCAATTGTTGCCAAGTATTATGAAGCAAAGACATTAATCGAAACTCTTATTGCTGAAAGAGGTTTTGAAATTTCAAGTATTAAAGAACTCGGCGATTCTAATGTCAATGGATATACAGATGAATATATTATCACATTATTTGTTGGTGAAATTGGTTGTGAGCCTGCAAAAGATAATAATGGATATAAGGATATATGCGGAGAAGCCGTTTATGTTCTTGAGAATTGCAATTCTAAGATAATGTCGCATGTTTATGGTGAGAATATATTTGAAGTGTATATTGATAATATCAAAGATACTGATGATGACTACGATGGCGATTGTGAGAATTGCGATTGTTGTGGTAATGATACTTATTATTTTGATGTAAAATCTGGAACTTATGAGATTAATGGTAAAAAGGTATCTAAGAAAGAATTGTTAGATTATTTAGGTGAGAAAATTGATGAAATGTCTGAATGGAATAAGAGCTTTTCTTCTATACTTTCTGAATATGAAGCAATTCATAATAGTATTAAAAGAATCTATAAACTTGATGATTTGTTAAGATTTTAATTAGCAATATGTTGCTAGTTAATAATTAAAAATATTTGGAGTGTGCAATTATTGGTTGCACACTCCTTTATTATGGGTAGGTATGCAAGTGGTTAAAGTAGGCAGACTGTAAATCTGTTGGCGAAAGCCTTCGAAAGTCCGAATCTTTCCCTGCCCACTAAAATAATTAAAAATAAATAAAATATTACAAGAAGTAGCTTAGTTTACCACTATCCTACTTCTTTTTTATATGTGAAAGGAAGTGATTTAGTGGCACATGTAACAAGGGTAAAATATTTTACCAAGGATAAGGAGAAATTCATAAATCCTGATAACTTGAAGAAATATAAAAAATATCTCCAATCAAATATTATAAAAAATCAGGATGTTAAAGATACAACATATAAAAGATATGAGGGATTGTTTCGTCATTTTCTTATGTGGCTAGGTGAAAACTATGGTGATTTAGATTTATATTCAGATGAGTTTATGGAGAATGCCGTTGATATTATGGAGAATTATATTATGTTCTGCCAGGAAATACTTCTGAATCATAAAAAGATTATCAACATGAAAATCTCTGCTATTAGTTCATTCTATATTTGGTCTATGAAACGTGGTTTTGTTAAATACCATCCTTTTGATGGGAAACTTGATAGAATGAAGAAAGCTAATGAGGAACATATTTTAAATTCGTATTTCCTTACAGAAGAACAAGTTCAGACAATCCGTAGAGAATTATCTGAAAATGATAAGTATTCAATTCAAGATCAGATTTTATTTGAAGTAAGTTTTGACTCAGCAAATAGAATTGGTGCGTTGTTAAGATTGCAGTTATCCAAACTTGATTTAGAGAACAATATGTTTGTAGATATAAGGGAAAAAGAAGGATACCGTACACAGGTAGTTTTCGGGGATGTTGCAAAAGAGCTTATTCAAGAGTGGCTTGAAATGCGAAAGAATGATTATGACCACTTGGAATGTGATTCATTGTTGATCACAAAATACAATGGACAATATAAACCTATGGGTGACAGTGCAATCAGAGATAGAATGAAGAAATATGGCGAAATTATTGGAATTTCTGACTATAGACCTCATTGCCAGCGTAAGACTAGGCTAAATCTTGTATATGAGGAAACTGGTGATTTAGCATTAGCAGCCGAGCTTGCCAATCATCGATCCACTGAAACAACTAGAGAATTTTACTGCCGCAAGCAGACCAAAGCAGAGGTTATGAATAAAATCAATGCTCTAAGAAGCAAAAATTCTAATGTTGCTGACGAAGAGAATAAATAATCCTTCCGAAACCACTCAGATATATGTTATCCGTGAAGATACTGAGGATGCCGATGAAGCTTTCGTCTAACACTTCTTCTTATTCCAACGCTTCTTCACATAACAACCAAATTTAATAATTTTAACCCCTAGAATACCTATCCCTTTAATTATAATCTTAATAAGAAAAATAACTAAGAATACCTCTCCACATACAAATGCATATTTGTAGACCATACCTTCATTATTAAATAAAGCTGCAATTATAAATGACATATAAATAATTAGTCCATCTACTCCACAGGAAAACATGAACTTATCGTCTTTAGATAAATACATAACACTCTGTATAAAATTAGGTTCAAGATATCCTAATCTTCTGCGTAGATATGAGTTTTTATCATATATATTGTTTTTGAAATTATAGTAGTTATATTTATTGGGATTGTCTTTTAATATTATATATGAATTATGTGTGGATCTATCTATATATTTGATATTATAATCATTCATGTAAGTTGATATATTGTTTATAACATCATCTATATCTTTTTTATTATATTCCTTATTATTGTTTATAATCCTATACAAAGGATAATAGATTCTATTATATGCAATCTTCATATTATCTAAAGGAACATTCTTATTATAATTATATTTGGTCACAATAAAGGTAAATATACCTGTTATAAATGCAGGAAGAATTATTTTTAAAATTTCTATAAATGATTCCATATACAAAACCTCCGTTGTTTCTAAGCAATATTTTTCTTGCACTCCATCTTCGTATGTGTTACAATACAATCCAAGAAAAGATAATAAAAAATGCTACCCGTATAGCAAGCGGTTAGCCCAAGTTGACTATATATCTAAGATTAGAAAATAACCGTACTTTGGCGAGGGCGGTTATTTTCTTTTGTTATTGAACGCAAACGTAAGAATAGTAAAGATTACTATTGTATAAGTAAATAAATTAGCATATGTAACCATTACTGTTGCCCTCCTTTCGTATTAATTTCCTCGAAAGGATATCTATGAATGAACGTGAGTTCAGTCTCACGAGAGAAGGACTAACCGCCTACCACTTTAGGTAGCACCTTAAGATTTACTATACCATATCTGACATTTTCTGTCAAAATATCCAAAAATAAGAGAATAATAAATATAATATATAAAACAAACAGTGAGTATCGGCTATTGCAGTTATCCGATTAATAAATTGCTGAACTTTAAAGTGTTGCTTAGTATGGGCACAAGACAAACAATAATACTATCGCCACTACTCATGGCGGTTTGAGCCGAAAATACACGGTCAGAATATGTATTGAATCAATGTAAAACATTGCAGGTGAGGTATCCTGTTACAGCTTAGTGCACAAGCAAGAGTTATGTGGTGCTTTATAATCCATTGGTGTTTCTCTACCAGCAAAAACCTACCAAACAGAGAAAATAAAAGTATCTTAAAAAGAAATTCTTTTGTATGGGTTGAGTACGACTCAATCCTAGTTTTCTTAATTCTATCAACATCTAGGATTATTGGTGGCTCTCAGCCTTAGAATTGAAAAGTACGTACTTATTTACGTTAATGAGAACCTTAAATTTAAGTTTGTACTACAGTGTCTTTCGAGCCTGTGGTCTAAATATTGAAAACCAATGTCTATTAGGCTTTTATACGAAGTGGAATTATCGCTAGTTTCTTTTCCGAATTTTTGAGATAGACAAATAGCGAATGGTTGCTGGGCGGTCTGACATTTGGAAAGACAAATAAAATAATGGAGTGCCACTATATAAGCGCAATATATTTTGGGTGACACAGGTAGTAATCTCCTTCTCGTGCGTTGGTTAGCGAGTAAATATGATTCTTTGTAGAAAGCATGGATACCTTGTGTGTCTTAGGGTACTTAGTTTGTACCTGAATAATAACTGGATGTGTACAGTCCAATATCAGCTAGTTAGTGCTTTATACTGATCCAGTGGGTAAGATACCCACATTAGGTCTGTTCGTCTAGCGGTCTAGGACATCGCCCTTTCACGGCGGCAACAGGAGTCCGAATCTCCTACAGATCATTACGTAGCTGATACTTAAATGGACAGCGAAGCTATACATTTTTTGTATAGTAACAGAGAGTCACTTCATGAGGTGGCTCTTTTATTATATACGTCTTTAGTTTAATTGGTTAGAATATCAGAATCCAAATCTGAGAGATGTGGGTTCGATTCCTACAGGGCGTGTTATAAGTGTCAAGAATTTGCACTTTCATTGGAAATTTAATATTGAAAATTATGAGAAGTCATTTCGTATGAAGTGACTTCTTTTTTGTATTGTTTGAAAAAATGAGCGACAGAGAAAATTTGAGGAAAGTGAGAATAGTCCTCTACCTTATATGACAGCGAATGAGCTACACGGTGAGATGCGTGTACGACAGAGAGGAAGAAGTAAAGGTGAGACGCTTTACAAACATATAAGGAGAATTAAATGGTTACTAAATTTAGCAGAAAAGAATTGGAACGTATTGGTCGTAACGAAGAAGAAATTGAATTGGTAATGAAATATCAAAAGAAATTACCTGTATTAATTGAGAACAATAATGTTGAACAGTTTTCTATTGATGCTCGTTTATTGTGGGAACAATTAGATAAGCCACAAGGAGATTTTTCGCATTGGATTAATCGAAAAATTATTAATAAGGTAGTTAAGACATCTGATGGCAATAAGCATAAATTATTTACCGAATCCATTGATTTTACTAGCTTCGTCAAAACTGTCGAAGCCGAAAATACTAACATTACAACCAAAGAATATCTTCTGACAATAGATTGTGCAAAGAATGTTTCAATGATGGAAAACACGGAGTCAGGTTCGTTATGCAGACGATATTTTATACTTATGGAACAGATTGTATCTGATAATAAAAATTGGCTTGCAATACGTGATCCTGAGAAAGTTGAATATAAGAAAATGTCAAAAGAGATTGACGCTTGGTGCTATCGCATATGGGGACATCATGCAAGTCGTTCAGAATATGCAGTTGAAGCAGACATGTTAAATGTTATTGTTTCTGGTAAAACTTCTCAGCAATTAAAGTCTGAATATGGTGTTGCAATCAATGAGTTAATTCGTGATTATTTGAAGAAAGAACATAATGAAGAGTTATTGTTCTTGGAAGAACAGAATCAGGTATTACTTTTGATGAATATGGGATTTACCGAACGAAAGAATATGCTAACTAAAATGCATCAAGTAAAATTTAGAAACAATGAATTGATGAAAACAGCTTAATTATAGCTGTTATTTTTATGCTCATTTTTAAGGAGAGTGGTTTCTGCTACTCTCCTATTTATGTTGGAATAAAAGGAGGTGTGGCTTCGTGCCAAAAGAAACAAAAAATGAAAAGATAATTGAAAGCATGAATGCTACTCCAATTATTGATACGAATGTTAATATAAAAATACCAAGATCTCCTATTGCATTTGATGAAAAGAAACATAATTTTAAGTGTTCTTGTTGTGGTCGTGGCTATTCAAAACAAGAGTCTTATTTTCAAAAGAGTAATGATGTATTGTTTCAGGCTAATGGCGGTTATTTACCTTGGTGTAAGGAGTGTACTGATCGTTATGTTGAACAAATGACTGCATTATATTCAAATAATGAAGAACACGCAATGAAAGATTTTTGTCAGAGGGCAGGTTGGAACTATGATATTGCTGCACTTACTGCTTCTATGGAAACTTATAGTGGTCATCGTTCTCGTTCTCGTATTTCTCATTATGCAGCAAAGAAAAATCTGAATTGTGATGGGAGAAAAACTTATATTGATTCATTAAAAAATTATTATACACAAAAACAGAACGAGATTATTACTTCGAGAGAGCAGGCGAAATCAGAAGAATCTACTATTTCTGCTTCTGCTGTTGATAGATGGGGAGTTGGATTTACTGAAATGGATTATAAAAATCTTGATGAACATTGGAGAATGCTCAAGAAAAATAATCCAAATGCCGATTCTAATCAGGAAATATTTATTCGAGATTTATGCAACATCAATATGTTAAAAATACATGCATTACAGAATGGCGATTCTAAAGAGTATGCCACACTTGTTGAACAATATAGTAAAACATTTAAACAAGCTGGATTAAAAACTATTGAGGAAAAAGACAATAGTAATAATGAGACTATTGGAGTTACACTTGCTACTATTTCACAGTTTACACCAGAAGAATTTTATAAGGATAAAAAATTATATGAAGATTATGATGAGATAGGAAACTATTTTGAACGCCACGTTTGCAGACCTATGGAAAATATAATGACAGGAAGTGAAATAAGAGACAAAGAATTCTATGTTCCTGAAAATGGTGGTGATGACGATGAGTAATCAATATCCCGCTGATAAAAACCAAATGGAATTATATAAAAAATTCCCATCTACTCACTATCTTAGCAATCCGAATAATGTACTAAATATGATTGCATGGTGTACGTTCTGGCGTAGAAATATGCATAGATTTGTTCAAGATTATCTTAAGCTATCCCTTTATTTATATCAGCAATTAGCGATATATCTTATGGGTATATCAAACTTTATTTGTATCATAGCAAGTCGAAATGATGCAAAATCTTTCATTATAGCTTTATATGCTTGTTGTAGGTGTATCCTTTACCCTGGTACAAAGTTCCGTATAGGATCAGCCACAAAGAAACAAGCAAAACTCATTGTTTCGGATAAGATTATAGATGAGTTGTGTGAATGGAGTAAACCGCTACGTGCTGAAATTGCAGATTGGAGCACAAGCGATAATAATATTTTTGTGAAATTCAAAAATGGTTCTAAGATTACAGTATTTGTAGCAAATGAAAATGCCCGTGGACTTAGAAGTACAGGAATTGTCAGAGAAGAGTTTCGTCAAATTAATAAGAAAATTGAAGATTCCGTTATTTCTCCTTTCCAGACAGTGCGTAATCAACCGTATATGTTAAACCCTTTTTATGGAGAAAATAAAGATTTACAAGAAGATCCAGTGGATGTTTACATAAGTTCATCATGGGTTGATGATGGGCACTGGATGTGGAATATCGTAGACCAAGCATATAATGGGATGCAAAAACATAATGGTTCGGTATTGCTTACTTTTGATGAAAGTATTACGTTGAAGCATCACTTAAAAACCATGAAACAGATGTTAAAGGAAAAACAGAAGCAAGATCCTATTACTTGGAAAATAGAATTCTTAAATCTTCGAGTCAAAGGTTCTCTATCATCATATTTTACTTATTCTATGTTAATGAATCGTCAGGTTTTAAAACATGTATTTTATCCACGTAATATATTAGATATAAAAATGAATAAACGAAACAAATATGCTATTTCAAAACAAGATAATGAAATAAGAGTAATTTCTTGTGATATAGCATTTGTTGCTGGCGATCAAAATGATAACTCTGTTTACAGTTGTATTCGTGGTATTCCAGAATCTATGACTTATGAATCAGAAAATAACACAGTTGAAGTCAAACAGGGATATAGAAGACAGTATCCATATATTGAATCAAATCAAATAGGTGATACAACATTACAAGCAATAAGGATTCGTCAATTATATGATGATTTTAATGCTGACTATATAGTATTAGATGTAAGAAATGGTGGTCTTCAGATTCTTTATTCATTACAAAAAGTTTTATATGATGAAGACAGAGGATTGGAATATTCTCCACTACGCTGTATGAATAACGATGAGTACGCAAAGGTATGTCAAGATCCAAATGCGAAAGCTTGTATATTTGCTATTAATGCAACACAGCAACTTAATAGTGATATTGCTATTGGATTTAGAAAAAATCTTAATGAAAATAAAATTGATTTTCTTGTTAATTACAATACTGCAAAAGAAGAAATACTTGCTGAAAATACGGATTATATCAATGAGGTTGATTTGGATAGACAAATGGAATATGAAAATCCATTTCTTGAAACCCAAGCAATGATAAGTGAATGTGCAGAATTAAATTATGAAAAAATGCCACAGACAGGTATTATTAAAATTCATGAACAAGGTAAAAATCGTAAAGATAGATATACTTCTTGCTCATATGGCTCATATTTTTTTGATTTACTTGAAAATGATTTGATTGGTGCAAGTTCAAGTGATTACGACTATTGTACCCTCATCAATTAATAAAAATTTAAACACTTTAGAAAGGAGGTATCTCAATTGCCAGAAGAACAAATAAAGCGTAAACGAGGTCGTCCTCCAAAATCGCAAATAGAAGAAATAAACTCTACAAATATATCAGAAACAATTTCAACTCAAACATCTCAGTCTAATCAGACTACCACCCCACCACATACATACGAATACAATAGTTATTTTGGTTCAATAGCTTCTACAGATATTTTTGGCTGTAACCTATATGATGAATTCACACCAGAAGAAATTCGCTCTATTGTTAAAGATCCTATTGCAAATCATGACCTAACAAGGCGACTTGCAATGTTTGTCTATAATAGCGAAGGTGTTGTAACAAACTCAATTGATTATATGGTATCTCTTCCATGCTTGGATAGAGTTGTTTATGGTAAAAAACGATTATTCGGTAAAACCAAACTAAACAAGAATAAAGACTTAATGTTGTCTACTCTTGAAAATATCAATGATAAACAATTTATTAGGGATGCTTTATTTACTGATATGAATGAAGGTAACTGTTTTTATTATTTTGAAGTCACTAAGAAGCCAAATGATAACACAAAAGCATTATCTGACTATGATGTTGAAAATATCATAGAATTATGTGATATGGGTATGAATGCTTCTATTATACCACTCCCCTATGAATATACAAAGATTGTAGGTAGAAAGAATAATAGAAATGTTATTGCTTTTAATTTGCGATACTTTGACGAAAAATGTGTAACTCAGGATGAGAAAAATCGTAAGTTAAAAAAATATCCTTCTGAAATTCGCAATGGATATTTACAGTGGGGAAAAGGGAATTTTACAGGCAATAACTGGCTTATATTAGATAATAAGCGTACTATAGCTCATAAGATTAAGTGCAAAATTAGTGAACCTTGGGGTAGACCACTTGCTATCGCTGCTATTGCGGATATTCTTTATCAAAATGAATTTGTTGATACAAAGCGAAATGTTCTGAAAGAATTAAACAATCGTATAGTAGTTCAAACTCTGCCAGAAGGTAAAGACAAAGGAAGTTGCGCATTAACAAAGAGTCAACAGGAAGATCAACATAACAAGGTTAAACAAGCTGTAATGACTAAAAATAATCGTGGCGGTACTTCTTTTTTTACCGTATCAGCAGGTACAAAGATAGACACTCTTGATGTAGGAACTACCGATATTTTTGATAGTAAAAATGAAGGAGATTTGACAGATAAGATTGCTTTGGATTTAGGTTTTGCAGCTCAATTATTAGGTGCGTCTTCCACAGGTACATTTGCAGGTGGACAACACAACTTGGAAATGGTCAACGCACAGATATATACATGGATTCAAGAGTTACAGACTGAACTTAATTATGTTATTAACGAGAATATAATTAAGGATAGGCGTAATCGAGTTGAAGTATATTATCTTCCAACCTCTTTAGTCAATAGACAGCAATTTTTTGATATGATGAAGAATTTATATTTACAGGCAAGTGGTTCTATGACTATGTTAATTGCAAGTACAGGTATTAATCCAGACATTTATTTTAATATTCTTGATGAAGAATACGATAATAAGATTTTCGATAAATATGTACCTCACCTTACTAGCAACACTATTTCTAAAGATGACCAAGTTGGAGGAAGACCAAAAACTGATAATCCAACTGAAAATACTGTGAAATCACAGAATAATGATGGTAATAATTTACCTAGTCCAAGCGACAATAAATAATAATTAAATAACAGTAATAATTAGAAGTCTGCTTAATTGTGGGCTTCTTTTATTATATACAACTCAATAAGGAGGATAAATATATGTTAGGAAATATCCTCGAAATTTCTAATAAATCAAGTAAAAATGGGCGTGTTCCAATTAAGGTTGCGCTTCATAAAATTCATGATGACACACAAGAAACAAACGCAAATGGTTTACATTGGAAAAAGGAATATGTGTTAAATGCACTTGATTCTGCCAAAGGAATGCCATTTTGTGCTGAGTTAGATGAAGAAAAAGAGACTCCATTTGGGCACGGATTAACAGGCGAAGAAGTTATAAGCGATGGTATTAAAGAACCAGTGTTTGAAAATTCTGAAGTTGTAGGTGTATGTGAAAATGCAACCATTGAAACAATTAAGGATAAAAATGGTAATGATATAGAAGCTGTTTGTGCAAACGGCTTTTTATATTCTCAACGCTATCCAAAATTTGTTTCATGGTTAAGGAAAAATTACGCATTAGGAAATGTTGATACTTCTATTGAAATAATGGGAATAAAAGAAAATGATAATAAAATTGTTTATGAAGAAGAAAATCCTAGTGATACATATCGAACACCTCAAATTTACTGTTATACGGGGGATGCATTTCTCAGTATTACGCCTGCTGACGATAGTGCAATTTTACTTGAAATATCAGAAAAGAAACAAAATAAGGAGGACAAAGAAACAATGGAATTTAATATGGATGAAATTAAGTCAACTATTCATTCTACAATTTCTGAGTTAAATGATAAGTCACAGGCTTATGAGACACAGATTGCAGAATTAAATAGTACTATCGAAGAAAAAAATTCTGAACTTGCTGAAAAGGATGCTAAGATTTTAGAACTCAATGCTTCTGTTGAACAGATTCAGGCTACTCTTGATCAGTTAAAGAAAGACCACGAAACATATTGGGCTGAAAGAGAAATTCTTGAACAGGAACTTGCAAAAGCAAAGGTTGCTGAGAAGCTTGGAGAATTAGACACTACTCTTGGTGATTTTAATGAGGATGAAAAGGCTGTAGCAAAAGAAGATATTGATAAACTTACTTCTGAAATCAATGCAGCTACAAAGAAAGAAGATTTAGAGAATGTTACTTCTGAAATCAACTCTATTAAGTCAAAGATTTGTATGAATATTGTGGAAGCTCAGAAGAAAGCTGAAGCCGATGCTAAGATTGCAGAACAGAATTCAGTAAAAGAAGATGTCGTTGAAGACATATTCTCAGAGGTTTGTTCAGAATCTCATGAAGATGAGGAAGATACAAATATTTTCTAATTAATTTTTACATTATTAATAATCAATCATTAATCTCAGGCAATTTATTGTCTGGGTTATTTTTATTTTAAGGAGGAATTAAAAACTATGATTAAATTCAGAAATTTTGATCAGATTGAGCACAAGTATGCATTTGAAGATGCTGTAGTTGGTGCTGATACATTTAATGGTGCTTTCGGTGCTGTTACTTCTGGTACATTTGCAGTTGCCGAAGATGGTACAAAGGTAATTATGCAGGCAGAAGATGGAGATAATGCAGGTCTTCCTAAATATCCTATTGCAAAAGGTGAGCATGTTCGTGTTCTTGACCTTGTAAAGCTTGCAGGTGAGGAACTTGAAGTTTATGATTACCCACTTCCTGATGAAATAGCTGTTGGTAACAAGCTTACAGCAACAGCAGATGGTTCTCTTGAGGTGAATGCTTCGGTATCTACAGAACTCAATCTTGAGGTCAAGAGTGTAATCGGTAATAAGCAGGGTGTTGTTGTTTTAGTTAATGGTGCAACAGCTTAATAATTAAAAGATATTTTAAGGAGGATTATAAATTATGTCTTATACATTTGAATTAAACAATGAAAGAAAAGACGCTAACTTTGTTAGTGGTAAGGTAAAGGCTAACTCTCCTGTTGTAGAGATTTTCTCTGCTATGGCACAGGGTAAGGATTTATCACCTTATGGAAAAAAGGCAGATGCTGCCGCTAAATATATTATGGAACTTAACTCAAAAGCTTCTAATGGTGATGTTAATGCAATGTCTGAGCTTAACGAAATCAGACGTTTTGCAATGGAACCAGTTCTCATGAAGGAAATTAAGTTACTTTCTATCTATGGTAACTATAAGCCTATTGGATTTAACGATTCTTGTGAGGTTGAAATTCCAGAGTTTGCTAATCTTGATTCTAAGATTCAGGCTGCTGGACAGGATGTAACATTCCCAGTAATCAGAAAGAAGAGAGTTCCTATCGCTACTGTTAATATTTCTGGTGGTTATGCTGTAGATTACAGAAAGGCTGCTGTTGGCGATATGACAGATGAAAATGAACTTCAAGATCAGGTAAGAGTTCAGATTAGAAACAAGGCTGCTAAGTATGTTGTTGAAACAATCTATAATGCAATCAAGAATGCAAAAGGTGTTAAGTACCTTGCTGATGATGCAAGTCTTACAAAGACAAATGCTGATAAGGTAATTGCTAATGTTAGACGTTTTGGCAAGCCAACAATTACTGGTGATTATGCACTTATTTCTAAGTTTAATGGATTCGCTGGATTCCAGGGTACAACTCCTGCTGTTACAGGTATTTCTCAGAAGGTAATGGACGAGATACATAGTACAGGTCTTATGGGTATGTATAATGGTGCAGTTCTTGCAGAGCTTCCAAATCCTTATGACCTTACAACTATGAATAAGGCTGGTGATAACTTTGATACTATGCTTCCTGCTGGTCTTGGTTATGTAATTCCTGCTGGCGGTCAGTCACCTATTTATACAATTACTCGTGGTGGTCTTACATCATTCACAGGTACAGATGTAACTACAGGTCAGATTATATCACGCTTTGACTTATCTGTTGGCGCACTTGTAGCACCTAATAGAGAGTATGAAATAGGACTCCTTCATGATCAGAGTCTTGATTCATTAAAATAAGATATTTTAAACATGTAGGGGTGGCTTAATGTCACCTCTGCATTTTAGTTATATGGAGAAAATTATGAACAATAATTTTTATTGTTATTCAAAGAAATTGTCTCATTTTATTAGAGCTTTTGATATTTCATATATAAGTATAGGCATACATCCCATTACAAATGTGAAATATTATGTTTTCCCAAAATCTAAAAAATTGGATAAAATTATTGCTTTATATAATGAAGTTAAACATAAGTATTAGTTGAAAAAATAAAATATAGTCGATAAGGAGGATTGGCAAATGCCAACATATAAGAAAAAAACAGAAAATAACACAGAGAATATTGAAGTAAAAGACGATGATTCAATTAAGGCTGAAGATATAAATGTAAAAACAGTTGAAAAGATTGTTGAAAGAGTTGTTGAAAAGCCGATAGAGGAAGATACTCGTCTTGACAAGAAGATAAATGTGAGAAGTATTGCACCTTGGATAACTGGTGCTCCAAGAGTAACTACAAGTGGAGATATTAGTGTTCCACCAAAGGGAACAGTGCTACTCTCTCGTGAAGAAGTAATTGCTCAAGCACAGAATGGTAACAAACTACTTAATGGTACTGACTCTGTAGGTTCACATGCAACTTGGTACATAGATGATGCTTTTACACGTTCAGAATTAAGTTTTGATATACCTGATGAACATAAGGCTCAGGCTTTCTTAACTAAAGATATTGTAAAGGATATTTTTACAATTAAATCACAGAAAGACTTTGAAGCGGAAATTGAAGACAGGGTTGTAACTCGTGCAGAGAAAGCATATTTAATTGAGTGTATTAAGGAACTTAATTTTAATGATTATCATAAGATAGATTTCTGTGTTAAATATACAGGTATTGAACCATAAGAGGTGACATCATGGAAGAAAGAACAACTGCTAATGAAGTTATAGATTTCTTTGAATCATCTTTTGCTGATAAACAAGTTATTCCTTTAGAATTGGAAATTATATGGCTTAGAAAAGCAGTTAGTCGATATTCTCTTGAATTAGATAAATTAATATTTGATTCAGAGATATTATCGTTTGATAAAAAAATAGATGATATTACAATGTCAACTCTTGCTGCTTTTATGAAGGAATACTATCAGGAAAGACAGCTTTCTAAAGTTAATAAGCGTATAAGTATTGTAGGAAAAGATTTATCTGTTGGCGCTTCTGATAATTCTAAGAAATACACAGAAGATGAATATAATTTAATGCAAGAAAATGCTAGAGATCTTGTTGAAAATCAAAAAACAACTGCTTTTATTTAAGGAGGATTATCATGTCAAAAGAATGGTATTTACTCTCCTCTTCTACCAAACCTAATAGTATTGGTGGGTATGAAAATGAAGCTTTTCAAGATTATAAAGATGATGCCTTTTCAGAAGCGTTAGAAACTGATATTGCTGCTGACATAATATTATATAATCATGATTTATCTGAATCGCAAGAAATTCGTTGTATTATTCAGGGAAACTCCGCTGATACGATGTTGAAGTCAATGGAACGCATTGGCTTATTCAGTATTGGAACTGTTAAAGCAGGTATGTATGTATTCTTTGAAAATAGATATTGGCTTATAGATGGTCTTCCTGGTACACAAGGAATATATGAAAAAGCTACAATGTGTCTTTGTCAATATAATCTTAGATGGCAGAATAAAAATGGTGACATTGTTGAGCGTTGGTGCAATATAACATCTGCATCAAAGTACGATGTTGGTGAGAATGGAAATAATACTATTTTTCTTACATCTAACAATTATGCTATCAAAATTCCTTATGACGAAGAAACTATTGAGTTGGAAACCAAGCGTGTTTTTATCGACAGACATAAAGATAAGCCTATAAAAGTATTTAAACTTACTCGTGATGATGATGTCTTGTATGATTATGGTGATGAATATCACGGAAGTATTCTGAATTTTATAGCTGATAAAGATGAATTCAATGAAAAATATGATAATCAAGAATTGAGGATTTGCAATTACAACTCTTCTGCTTCTAATCCTAATATTCCATCTGAACCTCAAGAGAAAGATGTTATTACTTCTATATTAGGTAGCGACACTTTAAAGTTGGGGAAAGAAAGAGTATGGAGTGTAGAATTTAAAGATTCAGAAGGTAATCAGATAGAATATGCTGATTTTGAATGGAATGTTGTATCGAATTTTGACATAAAGAAATCAGTCGATGGAATTACAATTCATTTATTTATTGATGATGATTCTTATTTAGAAGAATCATTTGTTGTACAAATCTTAAATCTTGAAGATAAAATAATAGCTGAAAAAACTATTACTGTTGAGGAGGGATACTAATGGCAGAAACTGTTATAAAAGATACTGGATTGTGCAAATCTGTTCTTATTCAAACCATTCTCGACAATAGCGAAATAATGGAAGTCTTATTAGGTAAAGGATACGATAAGAAATATACACAAGATGAGATTGACGATACTGTGTATAAGCAAATCTTTCCTTACTTATATATAGACGAAACACAAACTCAAACATTGAGTTATATTTGTTGTGAAGTTGAAACTCCAAGAATACCAACTGGAACAATTAAAGACATGATGATAACTATATGGGTATTTTGTCATAAAGGTATTATGAAATATTCTAAGAAAGGATATCGTGGTACTAGGGTTGATATATTATGTGATATGATTGAAAGGTCTTTAAGGTATTCAGATAAGTTTGGTATTGGTAAGCTTCACTTATCATCTGTTGAACATTTTTTCCCAAACTCAAAAACATATGGCAAACAGATGATTTATACAATATCCGATTTTAAAATTAAGGATAATTGATGAAATTAAGTTATTCTGATCTCATATCACCTTTTCCATTCAAAACATCTATATGTAGTATAAAATCTCCTACTTTATCAGAAGTGTGGAATATTACATATGAGACTTATCTTTTTTATATAAGAATCTTATCCCTTACTCCACAAATGTATATAGACGAAATTAATCCGAAACTTCGTATATGGTATGAATCGTTAAGTGAAGCAGACAAAAATACTGTTACCTTAATAGACATATGTATTGTTGATGAAACTATTATCAACAATCTAACTAAGGTATTGGATTTTTTTATTGTAGAAAATATTATTTGGAACAAAGAAATTTCTGCTTTTATTATTTATGATAGCAAAGATGATAAAGGTAATATCATTCCAAAGTCATTTATACATACAAAGATATGGAAAGAGCTAGTCAGTATCATATTACAACTTAATGCTATTAATAATGATGAACAAGAAATTGATGAGTCGAAAGTTAAGAGTAAAAAAGCATTGGAAATATTAGAAAAGCTCAAAAAAGGTAGAGAGGCAAATAAGAAGAAAAATAAGTCAGATAAGGCATTACAGTTAGATAACTTGGTATCCGTTATAGCAAATAAACATGCTTCGCTAAATATGACAAATATTTGGAATATAACTGTATATCAATTATGGGATGCTTTTACAAGAATGGCAGGAAATAACATATATGATATGAGTAAATTTACTGTCTCAGTTTGGGGAGATGAAAAGAAACAATTTAATTATACGGAATGGTATAAAAGAATCGACAATTAAGGCTTTGCGAGATGCAGAGTCTTTTTTATTTATAAAAATATTAAATTAGGAGGATTATAAAATGGCAAATAGTAATACAAATATGGCTAACAGAGAAGTTGCCGACCTTATTTTTGTTGACTATGCTACTAAGAAGCCTTTCTTAAACCTTGATTTCGCCAATGTAACTACTACTGAACTTACAGGTGAAAATGTATATGCATATGGCGGCAAAGGACACCCTAAGAAGGTTAGCTTTAGTGGTGAAAAAGGTGGTACTCTTACTATTGAAACTCAAATTCAGACTGTTAAATTATGGCAGTTAATTACAGGTGGTGAAGTTTCTAAGACAGCTAAATTTATGGTTAGAGAGGAACTTGCTGTTACTGGTTCAGGGGCTACAATAACATTATCAGAAGCACCTGTTGCAGGAAGTGTTGTTGTATATAAAGCAGATGATGATTGTGGAACATCTTTAGCAATTACTGGTGATTCAACAGCTATTACTCTTACTTCTGCCCTTACAGATGGGGATAAGGTAATCGCATATTATCTTAAGGAAGTATCTACTGATGTTGAAAGAATCAATATTAAGTCTACAAGTTTCCCTAAGAACTTTATTGTTTATGGAGATACTATTATGAAGACAGAGGATGATAACGTTCTCCCATATAAGTTTACTGCTTATAAGGTTGCTCCACAGTCTAATATGAGTCTTTCATATTCTAATAATGGTGATCCAGGAAGTATAACAATAACATGCGATCTTATGGCAGATGAAGATGATAATATGTTAGATCTTACTCTTATTGAGGAATAATATATTCATTAAGAAGAGTGTTTTTAAGCACTCTTCTATTTTTCTTGGAGGAATTAAGAAATGATACAGAAATGTAAAATTACATATCACAACAAGTTCCTCAATATTGTTGTTTTTGAATTTAAAGGTAAAGAAATTCAGATAACCTTAGATGTTCCTGAAGGAACAAAAGTTGTGTACATAAAATATGAAAATGGTAAATATTCTGCTGTATCTGAACAGGAATATAACAATTCTAAAATTCCCACGAGAAATGTTCAGAAAACAGTAAAAGAAAAGCCATTAGAAAAATCAGAATAAATATTGTAGTTAATTTTAATCATTATACCTATAGGGATAGCATGACTACAATATTTGTTTTGCTATCCCTATTTTTTACGATTTAGGTGGTGATTAAAATTAACAAAATATTTAACTCTTTAGATGAAGTATACGAATGTTATGGAAGAGAAAACATTATTCCTATTACTCAATTACCTCAGATAATATTCTATACATCTAAGTGGCATGTTCAGCCAAAATGGACAGAAGAAAGTGAAAGAAATCCTGGGCATTTATGTTGTTTCTTTCATAAAGGAGAAACTAAGAAATGCTATGAAGAATGGATGAAAAATAGACCTAATAAGGGTGGTGATTGAATGTATCTCGATAATGCAGCAACAACTCCACTAAAACCAGAAGTTAAAGATTATGTCATATCTCTTTTAGACACATATCAGAATCCATCGTCAATGTATCAATCTGGTGTTAATGCGAAACAAATAATTACCACAGCACGAAATAATGTCGCTAAATTCATCAATTCAAATCCAGAAAATATTATTTTTACATCGGGCGGTTCAGCCAACAATACACTTTTTATCAAAGGTTGTGCTCAGAAAAATGAATACAGAGTGTTATACTCTCCTAGTTCTCACAAATCGGTATTGAAATGTGTAGAATCACTCAAATATAAGTGTCCACTTAAAGTTGACCACACAGGAAGAATAGATATTCAGGATCTCAGAGAGTGTTTGTCATCTGATACAATGAAAAAGCTTGTAGTTATAGAATATGCTAACTCTGAGATTGGAACAATTCAAGATATAAAGCAGATTATTGAAATATGTCATTTTTATAACGCAATAGTCTATGTAGATTGTACAGGTTCTATTAGTCAAATCCCTATAGATATAAGAACTTTAGATGTTGATGGTTTGGGTTTTTCCGCACATAAGCTTTCAGCTCTAAAAGGCGTAGGTATTTTATATAAGAAGAAACATATTGAACTTGAACCACTTATATATGGTTCACAAGAACAAGGGCTATTTGGTGGTACTGAAAATGTAATAGGTATAGCTGCATTTGGTAAGGCAGTTGAAAATTATGATTACTCATCTATTACATCTAATAATCGTGATTATATCTATAATTACATTAAAAATAATATTCCAGATTCATATTTGGTTGGAGCTGATTTGAAGCATAGATTACCACATAATCTATGCATATGTTTTAAAAGAATACAAGGTGAGTCATTGATGATATTACTTGATATGAATGGGTATCAAGTATCAACTGGAAGTGCTTGTACAAGTGGCGATTTAACACCATCTTCTACTCTATTGGCTATTAAAATGAATAATGGAGATATAAATAGTTGTATAAGAATTACATTAAGTGGTAAAGAAGAGATTACTGAACTGAATACGTTTTGTGAAGTATTGAATAGGTGTGTAGAAACATTAAGACAAATGAATAAATAAAAATAAGGAGGAAATAAATTATGAAGGAAGTTATTCAGAATATAAATTGGTTAGAACTTTTATCTGCAATATGGACAATTGTATTAGTACCTATCTTGACTAAGTTATACTCTTATCTCAAAGATAAAAAGCTTGATAAATATGCTGATATTCTTTATGCAGAAGTTAAAAAGGCTGTTAAGTCTGTATATGAGACAGAAGTTAAAGATATTAAGGGTACTGCCGATTGGACACCCGAAAAGCAAGCAGAAGTTAAGGCTGTTGCAAAGGAAAAGGCTATTCAGGCTCTTAATACTATTGTGTATAAGTCACTCAAGGAAGCTAATAGTGATTTCGATGATTATTTAGATTCACTCATTGGGACTGCCCTATACGATGTCAAACATGAATAAAGAAGGGATGGTATATATGAGTGGGATCTATAGAAAAACTTGCACATATTGATTATTTATTAGTCATTCTTGGGTTCTTTACTATCTTATTCGCAGCTAAAGAAATTATCGAAATATTTAGTTATTTTAAGAAGAAACTTAGATTAAAAACAGGTATTGACCAAGATAAAGAGACAATAGAAAATCGTATTAAAACGCTTGAAAAACACGATAATTGGCAGTATCAGGAAATTTTGAAAATATCTAAAGGTATAGATGATATTAAAGATAATCTTGTACAAAAAGAAATATCTGATATTCGATGGGAGCTTCTTAATTTTTGTTCTGCTCTTACAGGTGGACAGAATTATAATAGAGAAGCTTTTGAACATATTTTTCGAACCTATGAGCAATATGAAAACATACTTGCTGATAATCATATGACTAATGGATATATTGTAGAATCAATGAAGGCAGTTAGGGAAATATATCACAATAAGCTTATTAATGGTGATTTCAATTAAATTTCTACCACAGTAAAAATCTACCATGATAAAATTTGTATAAACAAAATATACATATACATATTAACCTTATGAATAATAAATTATGGTATTACAGAAATCAAAAACATATGACATTGCAAGAATTATCAAGACGAAGTGGTTTATCGGTTGCAGCTCTTAATAAAATTGAAAATGGGAATACAAAGGATATACTTCTTACAAATGCTGTTGTTCTTTCTCGTATACTTGATGTTGATATATATGAGTTATTTTGTATTAAACATTGAGGAGGAAATAAAATGTATTTTAATTTAATTTGTGAAGAGCTATGTATAACTGGTGGTAAGGTTATACATATAGACACCAATGTTGGAAGCCTTGAAGAAGTACATAAGATAGTAACTGATAATGCTGATAAATATCCTAATAGTAAGTGGGAATTATACCCTATGCAATTAGCGGTATAACAATACAATTAAATATAAAAACTTTCAATGAGAGCGAGTCTAATTCAGGCTCGTTCTTTTATTTTGTCTAAAAATAAAGGAGGAACTTATGGCTTATAGAATTATAGATGTGTCAAGTAATAATGGACAGCTTGATTGGGATACAATTAAGTCAAGTATTGATGGTGTAATCATTAGAATTGGCTATGGCTCAGATATAGAAAGTCAAGATGATTCACAGGCTATTAGAAATATGCAGGAATGTGAAAGACTTGGCATCCCTTATGGTGTGTACATATATTCTTATTGTCTTAATATAGAAGAAGTAAGAAGTGAAGCTGCACATATATTAAGAATGATTCAGGGATTTAATCCTGTTCTTGGTGTATGGTTCGACATGGAAGACGCTGATGGATATAAAAGAAATCATGGTCTTGTTCCCGAACAAAATGGTGAACTTCTCACAGATTTTTGCGTAGAATTCATGCAGATTGTTAAGGATGCAGGATATAAAACGGGTGTTTACGCAAATTATAGCTATTTTACTAATGTATTAAACGATGATAGATTAATGTCTTTTGAAGGATTTAACAGATGGCTTGCACATTGGGGAATAGATGAACCTTCGATGGATTGTCTGTTGTGGCAGTGTACATCAGATGCTGTTATTAATGGATCTTCGGCAAGAACAGATTTTAACTATTATTATGGAGAGTTACCTAATGTTGAACCAGTTATTCCATCTGAACCAATCGAAGATAACTCTGAATCAGATGATTCAGATGATATTGAAACAAAATATCATGTAGGAAATTATGTGTCATATCATACAATTTATGCATCTTCTACTTCTGAAAAAGAATTAACGCCTTCAATTACAGAGGGTACAATTACTAATATCATTGCATCTGCAAGAAATCCATATCTTATTAACGATGGTACAGGATGGATTAATGATGACTGTATTGTTGAAAATAATGATGAAAATACTTCTGAACCAGAATCACCTGATGTAGAAGAATCTACAAATCTTACTCATTCTGTTGGCGAATATGTCACATATTCAGCACTCTTCGCTTCTTCAACTTCCGAAGAACCACTTAACCCACTTTATACAGATGGAACTATTACTGCTATCGCTGAAGGTACGAGAAATCCATATCTCATCGAGAATGGCAGAGGTTGGGTAAATGACTCTGTTATTAATGGTAGCTCTATACCAGAAGACAATTATGAAGAACCTTCTTATGATACATATGAAGTTGAAAGCGGAGATTGTCTTTCAGCCATTGGTGATAAGCTTGGTGTAGATTGGTATTCTATTGCAGAAGCCAATGGTATTGGAGAACCATATACTATTTATCCAGGTCAGTCTCTTATTATACCTAGATAGTATACTAATAATAAAGAAAGTGTGGTTTCTTAGTAATTTTTAAGCCACACTTTAAAATAAACCACTTACCAATCCCACGATAGACGTGTCAAATATGAGAGTTTGATCCACGGCTACAGAATGAACTTAATTATCATTATCGGTTAGGATAAGACCGCCAATGCTGACAAACATGCTCCCATTTGCCTAAACGAAAGCGTTTGTACTGATTGACGTGTACAAGATATGGATATATACAGACATTCATAGATTTGTATTTCACCAAGAACTTTCTCTCAAAATTATGAGGTAAGATTGGTAAGTGTTTATTTATTATAACACATTCAAAATGTCTTTACTACTATCTAGCCATGTAGTAAGGGCATTTTATTTTATATGGAGAGTGTGTGGCTAGACCACTCTCCTACCCCTTAATCAAGAAAGGAAGATTATTATAGCAAAAAATATAGGTAAAGTTTTTGAACAGAACTTCAAAAATTCATGTCCAGAAGATGTATTAATTTATAGACCGCCTGATGCTGCTCAATCATTTGATATGAGTTCAAAGTTAAGATTCAGTCAACATAGTCCATGTGACTTTATGATTTTTAGTGGCAATAGGAATACATTTTGGACATTGGAATTAAAAACTTTTGAAGGATCTTGTTCATTTGAACGAACTAAGGAAGATAAAGGAATTATACACTATTATCAAGTAGAATCGTTAAAGAAGTTTTCTACTTATAAAAATGTATGTAGTGGTTTTATTTTAGATTTTAGAAAAACAAGTAATACATATTTTCTTATGATAGATGAATGGGATGGATTAATAAACTCTCTTTCTAAAAAAAGTTTTAATGAAAATGATTTATTGAAATATTGCAACCCTATTCTCATTAATAAGAAAAAATTAAAAGTAAATTATCGTTATGATGTCAATAGTTTTCTTAACGATACAAGATTGTAAAGGAGAATAACATAATATGAACAAAACATTAAAGGTATATCAGATAATTAATGTCAATGCAAGAATTAAGAATGTGATCGAAGGCGAATCAGTAATTAATGCTGCATTTAAGTTTAAGTTGCTCAGATTATATTCAGAGATTCAGGGAGTTGTAAAGGACTTTGAAATGACAAAGGACTCTCTTGTTAATAAATATGGTAAGGATGTTGTTGATGAAAATGGTGAAATTGTTCCTAATCAGAAGAGGATTAGTCCTGAAGACGAAAATTGGAAAGATTTTATTAAGGAGATTAATGCGGTGAGCGATTCTGATGTAGATGTTAATTTCACGTCTCTCAGTGCAGAAGAATTGTTTAGTATGGGATTAGATACTGATGCTTGTGCTGATTTGATACCAATCGTTGAGGAGGCTTAATGAACTATCCATTTTGTTGTCCCAATTGTGGACATAAAGAAATTATAAGTATGGCTATGAAAGATTATACATCAGAAGGTCATTATTGTCTCGTTTGTAATACTGAAATGAAGCGAGAAGTAAAATCTTTGGTATGTGGAATGAGTATTGATAAAACGGGTGATTTCTATAATCACACTTCTATATAAGAAAGGAAATTTATTATGTTTACATATTTTAAAATGAAAAGAAAAGAACACAAAATTAAATTAGAGCTTTATACAGCAGTTGAAAATGTTTTAAATGAAAAGAAAGACATTGTTGACACTGTTAAAAATCTATATTTATCTGTCAAGGATGTTCCTATGGAAGAACTTAGAGACACTTTTATAGAGAAGCTTGCTGAAATTATTCATGCTGAAAATCATAAGGATGATGAATTAAATGATAAATAATATCAAGGATTTGGAAAAGACTCTAAATAAATATCTCATTAAAGCATTAGAACTAACAAGAGATGAAATATTTGAAGTTGTCTTTAAAAAAGTTGAAGATTATTATAATGAACCTGTGTTTTCTTCACTTGATCCAACTGAACCTGCTTTTTATGAGAGAACATATAAATTAATGGAGTCTCTTACGGCTTCACATATTAAAACTATAGGAAATACATATAGTTTTACAGTTGGATGGGATGATGATTATTTATCATTTCGGTATAAGAGAGGATTTGTAACTCCTAAACATGGAAATACATATAACGGAATTACTGGTCTTCAAGTTTTGGAAAGTATGGACAATATGGAACATGGTATTATTGTAGGTGGTACACATTTCTTCTTTAGTGAGGCATTAAATGAACTTGGTCGTGAAGCAGGTATCACTTCATTATTTAAAAAGAATTGTAAAAAGGTAGGAATACCAATTAAATAATTTGGAACTGTAGGTGTCATAGCCTACTCTTCTATTCTATTAACGCTCCTTTCTGTGAGCGTTATTTTTATGCAAAAAAATAGATTCAGAAAGGAGAATATAATAATGGGAATGAATGATTTCTCAATAGGATTAATTGCTGGGTTAGATGGCACAAAATCAAAACAGCAACTTAATCAAGATATAGAAGCTTTAAAAAGACAGCTTGGTAGTGTTGAAATTCAAGCAAAACTTGATAGCAATACCATTACCAATCTTACGAAACAATTGAATTCTGTACAGATAAATCTTCAAAATGTATTTATAGACCAAACTGCTATTAATAACATGGTGTCTCAGATTAATACTGCTTTAAGTGGAATTAATATTAATCTTGGTAATGCATTGAATAATAATGTAGGACAGGCAGCACAGAATGTTGGTAGGCAAGCAGGAAATATTATCTCAGGAGAAGTTGAAAATTCATTAAGGAATGTTACCTCTAAAGAAATAGGTCTTTCATTTAAAGTTGATGAAACAGATTCAGATGAATTTAATAATGCCGTTGATAAAGAAATTAGAAAACTTCAACAAGCTAAGAATAAAATGGTTTCTGTTAATTATACAACTGATACCAAACAGAGTGTTAATGAATTAACTGGTGAATATGAACATGTAGAAAAATTAACAGGTGCAGTATTCAGATATAATACCGAAACTGGCGAAGCTATTACTAAGACAATGAAGTGGGCACAAATTGGAACTACTGTTGATGATAAGGGTAATGATGTTCCATTAATGGGTTGGGTTCAAGGTCTTACAAGATATAGTAAGGCGTTAGATGAATCTAAGGTAAAAGTTGATAACTTTGCAAAGATACAGAAAACAGCAACCGCCAATTTGAATAATCAAATAAATCAACTAAATGCTTCTGCATTAGATAAAAATGCCGACAGACCTATAACAGAAAGTGGTCATTTAACACAATTAGAAAGTAAATACAATGAAGTTAAAAATGCCATAACAACTATGGGAAACGCTTCAAGAGACACTTTTACGGATGAACAAATTAACGTTAAAGAATTAATTTCACAGTATAAAATATTAGTATCTGAATTTCGAAATGCTGAAAATGTTCGTTCTACTTTTAAATCTGACAAATTAACTGAAGGTATAAGTAAAGCTCAGTCGCAGTTTAAGGCATTACAAGCTGAAATTAGCAGTTCAGGTGTAATGGCTTCGGATAAACTGACAAATGAAGTTTCTAATATAACCAAATTATTTGGTTCAGATAATGGTGCTTCAATGACTAAAGCCCAAGTTGAACAGGTGTTTACTTCACTGTCTAATGCGAAAAATGAATTAAATGCTTTAGTAAAAATGAATGTTTCTGAATCTTCAATTAAGATACTTTCAACTCAAGCAAATACACTGTTAGAACAAATCAATAATTTTGAAAAGAATAATCCTCAATTTTCAAACTTTTCAAAAACCATTGATGGTGTCGATGTAAGTGTTGACAAGTTGAAAAATGATTTACAAACGGTAAATAGCGCTGCTGACTTAAGATTGATTAAATCGCAATTCGCAAACTTACAAACATCTTTTAAGTCTACTTCTGTAACTGCAAACGGTTTAGCAACAGATATATCTCGTCTTTCTAAGGCAGAATCTTGGCAGAAATGGTTAGATAATAACACTAAATCCACAAAAAAATACGGTAAGGAAATTAAAGAACTTATCGACAAGATGAAGAATCTGGATGTTCAGATGACAAAAACTGAATCTAATGATTTGACCTCTAAAATGAAAGGCATACAGATTTCTGCTCGCAATAGTGGATTATTAGGTAATACTACTATTGATAAGTTAAAAACTGCTTGGCAAAAATTTGGTGGCTGGTCTATTGCAACAACAAGTTTGATGACAGGTGTTAATAAGGTTAAAGAAGCAGTTTCAGAAATGAAAGGCATGGATGATATTCTTACCGAAATCAGTAAGACTTCTGATTTAACAACTAAACAAATAAAGAAACTTGGCATTGCTTCTTATGATACAGCAAGTAAATATGGTAAAAAATCTACCGATTATTTAACTGGTGTACAGGAGATGTACCGTGCTGGTTTTGATAACGCAGAAGAAATGTCAGAACTATCTATTTTAGCTCAGTCAGCAGGTGATATGACAAGCAATGCAGCAAATGATTATCTTATTGCTACAAATGCTGCATACGATTATAAAAATAGTGTTGAAGAATTGAATAAAGTTTTGGATTCACAAAACTATATAACAAATAATGCAGCTATTAGTATGCAAGATATGGCAGATGCAACATCTGAATCTGCTTCTGTTGCTGCACAATACGGTGTAAAAGTTGATGAATTATCTGCTCTTATTGCTACTGTTGTTTCTAAAACAAGAGAAAGTGGTTCAGAAGCGGGTACAGCATTAAAGAGTTTATTCATTACTCTTCAAGATACAACCTCGAAACCTGTTCGAGAGGCGTTTGAAGCTGTTGGTATTTCAATGACCAAAATGGTTGATGGTGCAGAAAGACTTAAAACACCTATTGAATTATTAAAGGAACTTTCAGTTGCTTTTAATAGCTTACCTGAAGGTGATACGAAAAGAGCAAATATCTTAACAGATATAGGTAAGAAATACCATGCTAACGATTTAGCAGCTATACTTAGCGATTGGGAATCTTATGAAAAGATGCTTAATTTATATAATAGTAATTCAGCTAATGGTTCGGCACTAGAAGAAGCCGAGAAATCAGCCAATAATCTTACAGGCTCATTAAATAAACTTAGCAACACTTGGACAGAATTTATTAATCACTTGGTTCAGTCAGATGATATAAAAAATATCGTAAATTTGGGTAATGATGCATTATCCTTAATTGATGACATAACTTCACATTTTGGTTTATTAGGAGTTGCAATAACTAGTAGTGGAATATTTGGTGTCACTAAATTTATTAAGAATTTTGATTGGGTTTTCAAACCTTACATAAAACTCTCCAACAGTTTTTTTAGTTGGTCAATCATAGATAAGAGAATAACATAATGGCGTTACAATCAAGTCTATGGATACATGGGATTCTTGATAAAAACTCTGCAAACACTTTAGCGGAGTATAAACTATTACATGGAGGAGTAAATGCTTGAATGCTTGGTAGCTTAACAAGCTACCCACGGATCACATAACAAACCGTAATCCATATGGTTATATTGGATGAGGTTGCGAAAGCAGAAAAAATTGTATATGTGGATATATGAAAATATCGAGGAGACTTGATAGGTGTCTAAGTATCATTAACAACGGGCAACGAGCAGGACGGTACTCTACATTTTTAATGTTGACCATATATAGAAATGAAAGGTCATGTATAGAGAATAACTATATAAGAGAGCAATCCCCAACGACATACCCATCCTCTAAGTGAGTCATCGCCTTAAGTATGACATTTGCTTATAATGCATAGTGTACATTGCGATTTCGGAATTCAGTAATGTACTTGAGTGTGTGTTTAACTCAACTAGAAAATTCCAAAAATAACTTATAAAACAGAGAATAATATATTCGGAAGGTGGTGATAAGTAAATGTTAAAAGCCTATAAATATAGATTATATCCAAATAAACAACAAATAAAACAAATTCAGAAAACTTTTGGATGTTGTCGTTTTGTGTATAATCAGACTCTTGCGTATAGAAAAGATTTATATGAAAACAAGAAAGAATCTATGAATAAAATTGCTTGCAATAATTATGTGAATCAAGTTCTTAAAAAAGAATATGAATGGCTAAAAGAAGTTGACAAGTTTGCTTTGACTAATTCCGTATATAATATGGATTCTGCATATCAGAAGTTCTTCAAAGAACATTCTGGTTATCCTAAATTTAAAAGTAAACGAGATAACAAAAAATCTTACACAACAAATATAACAGGTAATAATATAGAAGTTTCTTTTGAGCGTAGCAAAATTAAACTTCCTAAGTTAAAATGGATAAAAGCAAAAGTTCATAGAGAATTTGTTGGTAAGATAAAATCTGCTACTATCTCGCAGAATTCATCTGGAAAATATTTTGTGTCTATATTGGTAGAAACAAAACATATTCTAATGAAATCTACAGGATGTATAGTTGGTCTTGATTTAGGCATTAAAGATTTACTTATTACTTCCAATGGTGAGAAGTTTGACAATATCCGCACTACTAAGAAGTATGAGGAAAAACTCGCAAAAGAACAACGTAAGTTATCTCATAAAGAGAAAGGTAGTAAGAATTGGAACAAACAGAGAATTAAAGTAGCGAGAATACATGAAAAGATTCACAATACCAGAATTGATAATTTGCACAAAATTTCACATAAATTGATTAGCGAAAACCAAGTAATCGTAAGTGAGGATTTGGCAGTATCTAATATGGTAAAGAATCATAATCTTGCAAAAGCAATTGTAGATTGTGGTTGGTATGAATTAACAAGACAATTAAGTTATAAGGCAGAATGGAATAATTGTCAATATATTAAAGTTGATAGATTTACAAAAACAAGTCAGACATGTCATGTTTGTGGTTATATCAATCCAGATACAAAGGATTTATCTGCTAGAGAATGGACGTGCCCTGAATGTGGTGCTGTTCATGACAGAGATATAAATGCTGCTATCAATATTCTTTATGCAGGATTAAGAATGTTGGAAGTAGCATAGTAAATATTTTAGTACGACAGGAACTGTCGGAATTTACGCTTGTGGAGTTAGTAGGTTACGAGGACGATGAAGCAGGAAGCCTAACGAGCTTTAGCTCGTGGGTAGTTCACCCGATTATCTCGGCATATAATATATTCAATATGTATTTTCACCTCCCTTCTTAGTAAGAATATAAATAAGTAGGGAATATTCTTTTAGCCCAGAATGGGCAGATATTTATTCCGACTGCCATAAAAATAGACATTGGGACAACCTTCGGTTATAGAGTGTTATGGCACACATCTATGTTGTTTCTCCAATGTCTATATTTTACCATTGTATTTAATTCAATACAATCCAGAACAATAGTTCTAATTTTGTAATTGTGAGTTAATATACTCTTCTCTTTCGGATTCCGTCATTGAGAAGAATTTTTCAAATTCTATATCAAGATTTTTGCATTCAATGTTGCATGTTCTGCATATACATTTAATATAATGCGTGTATGTGATTCTATGACAATTAGGACAGTAATGAATTTTTAACATATGTAACCTCTGTTTCTCATTGATATAATTGCAAAAATATTTTATATGTGATATGTTATATGAAAATATTAACATATATGGGAGGTATAATAAAGTATGGATTATACATCTAAAACTCGCTCTTTACAATCACTTGTAAAGGATATGAATAAGGGGACAATTAATCTTTCTCATAAATTACAGCGACCAGAGGGACAATGGAATCGTAAGCAAAAATCAGATTTGATTGATTCACTACTTCGCCATTATCCAATTAATCCAACATATGCAATTGTAGAAGAAGACGGAACTCTATCGGTTATTGACGGTGTTCAGCGTTTATCTACTATAAGAGATTATATTGAGAATATATTTGCTTTATCAAAGGATATGAATGGTATTATTATTAACGGTGAAGAAAAGAATTTATCAGGTTTAAAATTTGACAAACTTGATGAAGATGTTAAATCTGAAATTCTTAATGCTGAATTGCAGATTTATAGAATGACCGATTGTACAGAAACAGATATCCGTGAACTTTTCCGAAGACAGAATGCAGGGAAACCTCTGTCAAATAAGCTTTTGCGTGTGGTGCATGAATCAGATGAATTTAGTGAAGTGGTCTACTCTCTCGCCAATCATCCATTCATGGATAAACTTATGTCACCTACACAAAGAAAGAATGGTACAGATAGAGATATAATTATCCAGGCAATGATGCTTATTTCTTCTAATCAGGAACAGGAATTTACATCTTTTAGAACAAAAGATATTGATACTTATGTAACTGATTATGCGGATCAGTATCTTGGTAGAGCTGATACATTAAAAGAGGCTATGGATAGATTCGATGAATCATTTGATGAAATTAAAATTCCTGTTACCTCTATCCCACAAATATTATATTCAGGTTATCGTATTATTAAAGATAAGAAGTCGTTTACAAAACTTGTTGATAAGGTTGCCGACTTCTGTATTAATTATGATTCTAATAGTGAGTATAAGCAATTTGTTCAGAATGGAACAGGCTCTAAAGAAAATGTTCGAGGAAGATTTGAATATTGGCGAGCAATTGTTAAGACATTACAGTAATGTTTCAGAGAGTAGTCATTAATTGGCTACTCTTTTATTAAAATAAACAAATGTTCTGATGGAAATATTTGTAAATATATTTTATAATCATAATAGAAATAAACTTAAGAAGTTTATTATTATGTTATTGGAGAAAAATATGAGGAACAAATTTTTCATTGACAAAAAATTAGTGAAGAAAATTGAAAAAGACTTAAAGAAGCGATGTTCTATCGAAGAAGATTTAAATAAA